GGTATCCGTATGCATTTTTTCGGTACTCCAGTCCCCCATGATCGGGTGCTCGCTAACAGCACAGCTAATGGTACGAGGCTGGGCATTAGCACACGCTATAGAAAAAATTCAAAAAAGGGCTTGCATTTTCCGGCAACCTGTGCTATACTAAGACCATGGAAGAGGTGAGTCGCAAGACCCGGGCGGCGATCCTCTCCATGACAGCCCGAACCGCGCGCGGGATTCACGTATGCGCGGACAGCCTGACAGCCTGACGCGAGAGCGTCAGACAGCCCGCCGCCGTGGCTGGTGGTGTGGTCGTCGCCGCCGTGTATCTTGAAAACTGCATACAGGCCATGACAGCCCGGAACACGCGCAAACACGCCACGACGTGCAGAGCAGTAAAGCGCAGAGCGTGAACGTGTTTCCGGTGGGCAATCCTTAATGTTGTTTGGTAAATTGCCCGGCGGTATTCAACCCGCCTAAACATAGGGACAAAAATGTGGGATAGCCCTATGGGATGAAAAGTCTTTGAAAATTAAGACGAAACGCGCCCACGGCACGCCGCCACGCGCGGCGCGTCGGCAAACACCAAATTTAACAACAAAAGGAGAACTATTATGAACACGAAAACCGCGATCCAGATTCTAGCTAATGAAAAGGTCAACACAATCCTAAATGAGCGAGACAACGCGCCATATAGCAAAACCGTAGCGCACCAGACGCTGAACCGCCTAAATAGCTGTCAGGCATGGACATATGAAGATGGCTATTTTATCGTCCTTATCTCTTATAATACAGAAGTGGCGCGCATAGACACGCGAACACGCATTTGCTATGATTATCTGCGTAAAGTCTACGGCTACACGGCAACCAGCGCACAGCACATTAGCAAATTCATGAAAAAGTTTGGGGTGATTAAGAAAGTGACATACCGCCCGGTTTAATCGGGCGGCGCGTCGGCAAATACCAAAATTAACAACAAAAGGAGAAAGAATTATGAGAAGCTACACTGTAGTATATGACCCGAATAAGGGTTATTGCGCATGGGTAAGAGGGAATGGATTCAAATATCAGGTTTCTTTCTGGTACAAATCCCTCGCGCGTCTTAATCGCTATTGGGGTTTCCAGAACGGCATCCGTTTTAAATCTGTAAAGGACGTGGTTTACAAATGACAGACGCAATCACACACGGCTTCGGCTGTACGGCGCTTTTCATCATCATCAGCGCGATTAGTTTTTTAACCTTAATTGGCTTTGATTCTCTTTATCAGGAAATTAAAAAATGGTGGAAACATCGTCGAGGGAATTAATCCCTCGCGTCGGCAAATCCAAATAAACAACGAAAAGGAGTAATAAAATGATCGACTTTGAAAAGGTATTTGCAGTTAGCGCAGATATCCAGCCCTATTGTGTAACTCTGCGCCCCGAAAATCTGGAACGTACCTACGGAGTATTCCTTGCCAGAATGGCAACCACGTTTGACGTTTCCGACGCACTCGCGGCAGAACTTGACTGGATTGACAATGAATACAATGGCATCGTAACGCAGACTTTCGGGCGCTATCAGTTAGCACTTTCTCGCGAAAACTGGCTGTCCGTTGCCGTAGTAACGTCTTATCGTTATTACAACGGAGGTAGACGCTCATGATTAGTGTTATCAACAAAAAATACACTCGGGACGAGGTATCACGCCTAATTGACGCATTTGACCGACTAAATGCAGAGTGCTGTGAAGTGTTCGATGGTGTTTGTGACACATGCGAATACAAAACTCTTTGTTGCGACATTCAGAGAACCGAGCAGTTCCTGCTGGACCGGCTAAATGCAGGATTTTACGGCGATAAAAAGCGCGTCCATCGGTCAAAATTACGCGATAGTTAAATATTTAACGGTTGACAATTTCTGCAATCTATGTTATAATTATGGCGTAGCCAGCAAGAGAATCCATATCTTTTCTTCCTCCGCGGGCGCAGCGCTCTCCCGCCAAACCCGCACACGGGCGGCACAGTTGCTTGTTCAGGTGCAACCCCTGATCCGCCCAAAATATCAACTCTTAGGAGGAACAACAAAATGAGAAAGCCCATGATTACCCGCACCATCCAGACCACCCGCGCAACCGTGATGTTTATCGACACCACCAACCCCACCCCGTACACCGACGACATTGTGCTCCCGCGCACCTACAAGAACGACGACGCCATGTTGAAGCTGGTAAAGCAGATGTGTGAGACGTCCACGATCAAGGCCGTGGCTATCATGTCCAGCACGGTTGAGAGCGCGCTTTACGGCATGAGCGAGAGCGACTTTGTCGCCCACGCGCACATCATCGAGAAGCCCAGCAAGGCCGATATCGACAACGACACCGAGAACAACTAAAGGAGGAACTGAACAATGGAAGGCTACAAGGCAAATATCACTTTCGCAAGCAAGGAACTGACGGGCAAAGAGAAGGTCATGCTTAAAGACCTCACAAACGCCGTCTCTCTCGACGACGCTACCGACGGCAATGCACCTCTTGTCGTCGACCTCGACTATTACGCACTCATTCACATCCACAACGAACGTAGTGAAAACAAGGAATACGACGTGTGTGTCATCGTGGACAAGGCCGGAACAAAGTATCGCACGGGTTCCGAGAGCTTCCGCACCTCGCTCGAGGAAATCGTGGAGGATATGGCCGACACTGGTGAGGAGTGGAGTCTCAGCGTCTACCGCATGCCCAGTAAGAACTACAAGGGCAAGAGTTTCATCACCTGCTCTGTCGTGTAAGTGATTAGCAAGAGGGCTTCCGGTTATGCGTCTTTTCCGGAAGCCCTCTTGCTTTCTACGGAGGTAAGATATGGCTAATGACTATTCTGCGGAATACGCTAAAGAAATAAAGCGAATAAAGAGCTTTACTTCTAAAGCAACTAAGAGGGGCTACAGATTCCCTGAAAATGTGGTTCCCGCAACGCCGAAAAGGGTAACTAAGAAATCACTAGAAAGAGTTCGCGCAATCACGCCACAAACACTATATCAAAAAGCAACATATTATGACCCGTTGACGGACGCTCTGTTTCCGGGCGAAGTAGGCCGCACCATTGAACGATCAAGAGCCGCGAAGAAGGCGGCAAAGACTAAATACGAAAAACACATAAAGACTACGGTTTCAGAACCCGGACAGCCACCTAACGACGTCGACACGGTGTTGCGATGGGTTGAAGATGAACTTGCTAAATGGAACATCGAGGATTTAGGACTACCATCGTGGGCGCATTGGAAGCGCAGGACTATAACCTACGACAAGAACACCTTGCAAAGTGTACTTGATGGCGCAATAGCCAGAGACGGCAGACGCGCAGTCGCACAAAGGTTACAAGCCCACGCCACACAGATAAACGATAACGTGACGGATATCCTATATAACATATCAGAACGAGCGAATGTAGCAAGTGAGCTTGTTTGGTTCGGGACAGTGATAAAGGGAGAAGCCTTAACCGAGCTAGAGCGTATGCGGATATCCGTTGCGGAAGTTGAATTTGGTTGGGAAGATAATGAGGACGAGGTCTGGTAAAGTTTTGGTAGCCGACTTTGAAACAACCGTATACGAGGGGCAGGTCAATACAGAAGTTTGGGCGGCGGCGTGTGTTGAACTGTTCACAGAAGATGTGAAGATTTTTCACTCGATCGGTGAACTGTTCGACTACTTTGCCAGCCTAGAAAGCAACATCGTTTGCTACTTCCACAACTTGAAGTTCGACGGTTCTTTCTGGCTAAGCTATCTCATGGATGTGCTCGGCTGGTCGCAAGCAATGGTTGTGCATGGCGAGGACGACATTGAATTTCTCAAGCCTAGGGAAATGCCAAACAACACATTTAGTTACAGCATATCTTCGATGGGGCAATGGTACAGAATACTTATTAAATACCGCAACAAGATAATCGAATTGCGTGACAGCCTTAAACTACTACCATTCACAGTTGAAAAGATCGGTAAGAGCTTCAAGACAAAGCACAAGAAACTAGACATGGAGTACACTGGTTTTCGCTTTGCTGGCTGCGAAATAACAGAGGACGAGAAAAAGTACATCGCCAACGACGTGCTTGTGGTCAAGGAAGCTGTTGAAATCATGTTTCAGGAAGGGCACAAGAAATTGACAATAGGGTCTTGCTGTTTGGCTGAGTATAGGCAGATTCTCGGCAACAAGAGATTCAACGAGCTTTTTCCTGATGTATATGAAATTCAGCTTGACGATTCATTTGGAAGTCCAAACGTTGGTAAATACATCAACCAGTCTTACCGGGGAGGATGGTGCTATTTAGCACGAGGAAAAGAACAGCAACTCAAGCATAATGGCACAACAGCAGATGTTAATTCACTGTACCCATCCATGATGTCGTCAGAATCCGGTAACACTTATCCCGTGGGAATCCCGACCTTTTGGCGAGGAGACTACATTCCAGAAGAAGCAAATGCTTACGACAAGTTTTATTTCGTTCGGTTCAAAACACGCTTTTATTTGCGCCCCGGAAAATTACCTTTTATTCAGATAAAAAACACCCTTTCTTATCGTGCCAACGAAATGCTTGAATCCTCCGACCGCTATAACCCAGCAGATGGCAAGTATTACAAGGAGTATTATGACGTAAACGGCGATTTACAGGAAGCAAGAGTTGTAATGACCATGACGCAGACCGACTTCAAGCTATTCAAGGAGCACTATGAACTGGTTGACTTTGAGATTCTGGATGGCTGTTACTTTGAAGCTAGAATAGGGATTTTTGACGAGTACATTGAGAAGTACAAGAAGATTAAGCTAGAGAGCACAGGAGCTAGGAGAGAGCTTGCTAAACTGTTCTTGAACAACCTGTACGGGAAAATGGCAAGTAGTCCTGTCAGCAACTTCAAGATAGCCTATCTAAAAGAGAACGGCGTAGTCGGCTTCAACACCATTCTAGCCAATGATAAGAAACCGGGCTACATCCCCGTCGGCTCTGCCATCACCAGTTACGCTAGATGCTTCACCATCCGCGCGGCACAAGCGAACTATCAGGGCTCAGATAAACCCGGCTTCATCTACGCAGACACTGATTCAATACACTGTGACCTACCAGCAGACCAAATCAAGGGCATTAAAGTTCACGATAAGAATTTCTGTTGCTGGAAGCTAGAAAGTTCATGGGACGATGCTTACTTTGTGCGTCAGAAAACATACATTGAACATGTCACGCATGAGAATCTTGAACCAGTAGACAAGCCTTATTACAGCGTTAAGTGCGCAGGAATGCCCCAGCACTGTAAAGACCTGTTCGTCATGAGTATGACAGGTGACTACGACACAGAACTAACAGAGGAAGAACAAGATTTTCTTTACTACGACAAAGAACACACGCAAAAGCACATTAGAACATTACAAGATTTTGATATAGGTCTATGTGTTCCCGGAAAACTTCGCCCTAAAACGATCAAAGGCGGCGTTCTGCTGGTGAACAGCATGTACCAAATGAGGTGACATATGATTTACATTTTCAACGAGTTCAGCGGTCAGCCTATGCGCTTCAATATGACCGTGTTAGCGCCTGACAATCCATATCAAGTAGTGGACATTTATGTGCGGTCAGACCTACGCAACACCGACCTTAAAATGTCGGAATTCAGGCCGTGCCATGAATGGAAAGAGGTTCGCTCGATTCTTGAGCACTTTGGTTTTGCCAAAGAGCGCGATCAATTTCTTTACTTCCGCGATGGCAAGATTATTCCAGCTCTTTCCAGCGTGGGTTACGACGGGCTTTTCACAGTAACAGTCTAAACTAAAATCCCCTGTAGAATCATCTACAGGGGATTTTTCATATCTGTAACTCTTGCAACCACAAAGCGGTTGACTTCCGATATTCTGTGCGGGCAGTTTGTTTCACCTGTGTCACCCCGTCAGACCAGTGCAGTATACAAGAGCAGATACCTTAATAAGAGAGTGCTTTGAGTACAGCTTCTTTACAACGGAGGTCTTTAAAGCGGAAACACCCATGCTCAAAATAGTATCTCATGTTAGCAATAAAGAAGTCGTTCTTCTTGAGCATAACATAGTTCACGTCATGGTCGTCAGTTGTAACTGTAATGCGCACTCTGAATGTTCTGTCTGGTGTTGTATCACAGTATACAATTCCGCGCTCAGGGTATTCCCTGATTCCAAACTCCGTGTTTTTATACTTTAGTGTCGCAATGTATCTACTTTCGCCAGCAGGTTTCTCGATGAACGCCTGACTGTCATTCAGGTACACGCACTCACTCGAATATGCAACATAGCTATTGCGTGCAAAGGCTCTATTAAACCCACTTTCTTTCTGTGCCTTACTTGCACTATCGACAAACCCCTGTTCAAGCACAAAGCCGTCACCCCGGAGGAAGCGCGTGGAATCGTTAAGTCTTTCGCTTATACCCATTTCCACATAGTAGGGATTGATTATCGACACAGGGTTGGCGCACATATAGACAGGCACATAACGCACCTGTTCGCCGTGACCTCTGGCAATACTGGTATGCACAGACAGTAGCTTTCTAATTTCATCCTGACAGTAGTGATTAGTCTCACTCTGAAATTCATCGAAGAACATCCGTTGCACATCACTGAACAGGTGACTATACTTTTTAAGCTGGTCTGCGCTGTTCAGGGAAATAGCATATCCGCAACTATCATCATCCAAATATAACTCATGGAAGATGCCAGAAGCGCGCCGTCTGCTTGTCATTACAGAACCTGCAAAGAACAGCCCAGCAATGTCCTTAAAGAATTTGTCTGCGCAATCATCCAGTTCATAGTTATACCTGTAAACAAGGCAGAACTTTTCTCCACGATCTTTGAATCTGTTCACAAGCATACGGGAGAAGTACACAGTCTTACCGCCTGTGCGGTTAGTAGTACACATATAAATTTCCGGCTTCTTGCCATTCAGGTCTTTCATGCTGAGTAACTTTGTGCCATCATAATATTTTCCCATTCGCTTGTCACTCCCTTTATCTATTCATAATCATTATAACATATTGCTTGACAAAAATCAACCCCTATGATATAATTTATAGTAGGTTAAAGACCTGAAAATTAAAAATGAAACGGAGTGGTCGCATGAAGATGGACGTATTCAAAGCCGCAGTCGCCGCCGCAATTGGAGCGCTTGTTGCTTATGGGGTACAGCTTTTCATCCCCTGTATCGTGCTTGTTGTAGTCATGCTGTTGGACTACATCACCGGCATGGTGAAGGCGTGGGAAGCTGGCGAACTGAGTAGCAAGATCGGTATCAAAGGCATTCTCAAGAAGTTGGGCTACCTTGTTATCGTATCTGTAGCGTGTGTGGTGGACTGGTGTGTGCGCTATGGCGCGGAAAGTGTTGGTATGGATTGGAAGTTTGAATTTCTGTTTGCTTCCATCGTGCTTCTCTGGCTGGTTATTAATGAACTTATTTCAATCCTCGAAAACGTCTCAGCCATTGGCGCGCCCGTCCCTGCTTTCCTGACAACAATTATTAACAAACTCAAGACCAGTACTGAGAACAAGGTAGGTGACAACGAAGATGAAAATCATTGAACAGGATTATCATTGGCACGGCGGGCTGACTAAGCGTGAACACACAGACCTGATCGTGCTACATCACGCCGCCGCAAGTTCCTGTACCGCTATGGATGTTCATAGCTGGCACGTTGCGAACGGTTGGGTAGGCATTGGCTATCACTTCTTTGTGCGGAAGGACGGCTCGATCTATCGTGGCAGACCTGAACAGTGCGTTGGCGCACACGCTTACGGCGCTAACTATCACTCTATCGGCATTTGCTTCGAGGGCAACTTCATGACGGAGACAATGCCTGACGCACAGATCAAGGCTGGCGCTGAGCTGGTGAAGTATCTGAAAAATAAGTGGGGCGTTTCGTGGGTGGCTAAGCACAAGGACATTGGAACCACGGATTGCCCCGGCACGTATTTCCCGTTTGACAAGATTGCACACGGGTGTGCGGAAGAAATTAAGAATGAAGGAGCTGAAAAAATTATGGTCGAAACTATCGAAATTGGCAATGGCGACCGTGGCAACGCGGTCAAGACCTTGCAGGGTGCGCTTATCGCGCAGGGCTATGCAATGCCGAAGTATGGCGCTGATGGCGTTTGCGGCGGTGAGACTGTCAGCGCCATTCGCAGTTTCCAGAGCGCCCACGGCCTGAAAGCTGATGGTATTTGTGGTAAAAACACATGGGGTGCTCTGCTAAGAGGGTGATTGTGTGAAGCCGTGGCGTAGAATTGTGGGAACTAAAAATGGCTTTATTGTTTTGCCCAAAGAATGTACGGAGTTTGTGCTGAATCTGCCCGTGATTTACAGCGTGCAAATTCGGAGTGGCTCTATTATTCCTTCCAAAATTTTAGATGATGTTGGAATCACAACCGAAACCGAAGAAACAAAATCGATTCAAGGGTTTAAGCGTGGTTCTTTTTGGGATTTGGTGGTCGCAACAATCTCAGCAGGCGAACCGGGCAAGGTAAACTTGTGTGGTAAACCAGGGCCAATTTTAACAGATGCTGAAAATTTTCTAGCGGTTAGCGTTAGGACAGTTGGCGGCGTTCCCACAGACGGCGTTCTAACTGGCATGTGGAGGTAAGCTATGGCGTGGATTCACACTAACGCAAGCCTTAACTTAGAGCAGATGCAAAACAACGCTGTTGAGTTTCTGTCTTATTTCACAACTTCGGCTACAATTTCAGACGCAACCTATAATGCCGTGGCTGGAATGCTTGGAGTGCTACAGAGTGAATCCACAATCAACCCCGGCAGATGGGAGGGTGGCGTTGAGTATGGTCAACCACCGTCTAATTATGGTTATGGTCTTGCACAATGGACACCGTGGACTAAAGTGTCTGACTACTACGGTTCTACCGACTTGGACAACATGCCGGACTGGGTACAGTGCGAATTGATCTATGTCGGATTAACTACAGGTAGCCAATGGTTTGCAAATGATTTTGCCAGACCTGTCAACCCGCCAATAACCGGAGTGGAGTTCTTGCACAGCGACTTACCACCATCCACGCTTGCAAAATATTTCTTATGGTATTTCGAGCACCCCAGTGAATCTGTACTTCCTACGCGTGAAGCGCAGGATAGCGCGAATGCTGAATACTGGTACAAATACCTTACCGGAGTAGACCCGCCTAAACCGCATAAGCCGAGAAAATCAATGCCCATATGGTTCTATCTTAGACCGTGGTAAGGAGGTTAAACATGGCAAAGAAAACAAAGGATGAACTTCTTGCTTCTGCCAAAGCCATTCTTGGCGACAACACATCCGATGAAGCGCTTACTTTTATGGAGGACATTTCAGATTCCCTTGAGGTAAACACTGAGGATTGGGAAGCAAAGTACAGAGAAAACGACGCCGCTTGGCGCAAACGCTATGCTGAGCGCTTCATGTCTAGTGGGGACGATTCAGACTTTGAGCCTGAACCCGATGACGAGCCGAAGCGCCTGACATATGAAGAACTTTTTAAGGAGGAATAAGAAATGCCCAGACGCGTATCTGTAAGCACCCTGAACGCTTCCACTATGGACATTCTGAATACCATTCGCCAGAACGCTGGCTATGAGTATCAGAGCCTTGTCCCGGAGGTTACTAAGGAAACCGACATTCCGCGTGTCGGTGAGGTTCTGGTTGGCTATCCCTCTCTAGCTAACCAGTTCATCAACGCCCTTATCAACCGCATCGCTCTTGTGAGGGTTAAGAGCGCAACCTTTAATAACGCCTATGCTATGCTCAAGAAGGGTTATCTTGAGATGGGCGAAGTCGTCGAAGAGGTTTTCGTCAATATCTGCAAAGCGCGTGAGTTTTCCGTCGAGAAGGCCGCGGGTAGAGAGCTGAAACGTAGCGTACCGGATGTTCGTTCCGCTTTCCACGCTATGAACTGGCGCGTCCAGTACCCCGTGACTATTCAGGAGCAGGATCTCCAGCAGGCTTTTCTGAGCATGAGTGGCGTACAGGATCTTATCGCCCGCATTGTGGATGCTGTGTATACTGCCGCAGAGTACGACGAGTTTCTGCTTTTCAAGTACCTGATTATCAAGGCTTACAACGCCAATAAGATTTTCAAGGTGCATATCACGGGCACGACGGCGGCTATTAAAAATGATGCCGCTATCTATCGCGGCTATTCCAATGGGCTGACGTTCATGAGTGACAAGTACAACGCTTCCGGAGTGACCACCATCACGAAGAAAGAAGATCAGTACCTCTTCATGGACACGCAGTACAATGCGCAGTATGACGTGGAAGTGCTTGCTTCTGCGTTCAACATGGGCAAGGCCGACTATCAGGGTAGACTGACGCTGATTGATTCTTTCAGCGAGTTCGACAATGATCGTTTCTCCGAGATCGTCGCTAACTCTGACATGCTCGACCCTGTCACTCCGGCTGAGCTGACTGCCATGCAGAACGTCAAGGCGATTCTGTTTGACAGCGAGTGGTTCCAGGTTTATGACAACCTGACTAAGTTCACGGAGACGTATGTTGCTTCCGGTATGTACTGGAACTACTTCCTGAACATGTGGAAAACCGTGTCCTATTCCCCGTTCTCGAACGCTATCGCGTTCACTACCGAAGCTGTTGATGCCGCGCCCGATTCTATCACTATCCCGGTCGTTTCCGTGGACAAGAGTGATACCTCTACCGTGGTTACATTTGGTAATGCTGAGAGTGACAACAAGGCTGTCGGTGTTCGTTTCGTCCAGACCCAGCAGATGGTTGAGGACGCGACGGCTGTTCACCCGTATGGCGCTATCATCTATCAGGCGAACGCCAACGCGGCGCTTGTTCAGGTGGCGTACAAGCAGGCTGACGGAAGCGAGAAACTGTATGTCAGTCAGAATAGCGGCGGGACTGCCGCCGCGACGTTTGACTACACGACCGCGAAGCCCGGCGACAGTGTCACCTTTAAGCCTGTTGCTGGATAAGCTGACGGCTTGGGTAAAATAGGGAGTGGGGCATGTGCTCCACTCCCGGCTGGGAGGATTACGATGTATATCGCACCTAATACAAATATCAGAATCCTGAAAGACGTTCCGCTGGAACCGAGCTACGAGAACACGCTGTACTTCTCTAGCCTTAGCGCACAGACCAACTACTTTAGCAGTAAGGCCAAATATAGCCTAACGCAAAATACTTATCAGCGAGTAAACCGTGGGGTTATCCGAGTTGGGGTTAAGGCTGACAACCTGTATGACTGCAACTATGTCATGTTCCAGAATGCCGGGTATGGCAATAAGTGGTTTTATGCGTTCATTCTTCAAGTGGAGTTTGTCAATAACACTACTGCCGATATCTATTTCGGAATTGATGTTATGCAGACGTATGCATTTGACTACACGCTAAAGGAATGCATGATCGAGAGACAGCATGCCGAATCCGATGAAATCGGAGAGAACCTTGTACCAGAGGGTTTGGAGACAGGTGAGTATGTCAGTGAGAATATAACTAATATTGAAAGTCTAAAACCCAACTCAATTGTAATAGGCGTAGCCGCTACCGAGAACGCCGGTGATTTTTACGGCGGCTATTTTAACGGAACATATTCCGGGATTAACTACTTGGCTTATCCCAACACACTGGTGGGTGCAAAGCTTTGTCAGAACAAACTTGAACTTCTGACACAATCGGTTAATAATAAGGCAGATAGTATTGTTAGTCTGTTCCTTATGCCAACAGAGATGGTCGGTACGGATGGCTCGGAACTGACTGTTAAACGGTTCTTACTTGGCGGTGACAACCCTAAGAGCTTCAATGGATATAAGCCGAGAAATAATAAGCTATTCACTGAGCCTTACAGTTTCTTAGCCGTGTCTACCAGAACTGGTAACAGCGCAACGTATGGGTGGGAATTTTTCAATCGAGGTAGCGCTGAGGATGACTACGTTTTCTACTACTTCGGCGACACTACCCCAAACCCTAGCGTGTGGCTTACTCCGCTGAACTATAAGGGGCTTGCAGTAAACGACGATGAAGCGTGTGTTATGACTGGCTTCCCGCAGGTAGCGTATACAATTGATACCTATCGCGCTTGGGTGGCACAATCCAGCGGTGTTGTCGCGATGAACGCTATGACTGCTGGTTATGGGGCATATGCTAAAACCAATGCCGTTGCCGAAAATGCCGCCGCCGCACACATGACCGCAACAATCAAGGCACAGCAAGCCAGTGCCAATTTTGCCAAAACTCTTAGCGCCGCTAACGCCGCAAAGGCCACGGCGACGAGAGCCGCCGCCACAGAAGCTGGAACTGCCTCTGCCGCCGCCGCCGCCGCTGTCGGGCCAGCCGCTATCGGTGCTGTCGCCCTTAGTGTGCTTGGCGCTGTTATCGAACATGCGCGTATGCCTACAGTTGCGAAGGGAATCCAAAGTTCTATGGTGTGGGCTGGTAGAAAAGCTATGACTTTCTACTTTGACCATAGACATATCACTCGCCAGTTTGCTGAAATTATCGATAGCTATTTCGACATGTACGGTTACGCCCAACACAAGGTTGGCGTACCCAACAGAAATGTCAGAAGACATTGGACATATGTTAAAACTGTCGGGTGCGCGGTAGTTGGCTCGATGCCTGCGGATGATATGCGCAAGATTCAGGAAATTTTTGATGCTGGCATTAGATTCTGGAACACCCCCGGCGAAGTGGGCAATTACTCGCTGGATAATACTCTGTGATTTGGAGGTGAGAATATGAGCAGAAAAAACAAGCAGTTTTGGGAATCGGTTGTAATGAACAACGCGACTTGGGCACAGTACGCTAGGCGGCTTACGGAACTTAGCATTTCGATGTTTGAATGGAAGAACCTGCCTGATAGCGTTGACCCTAGGTTTCTGGAACTTACCCTTTTCGGAGACGGGCAGGCTGTGTTCTTTAGGGATGAAGTTATGGGCTACCTTGCTTTGCAATGCGCCGCAAACGGTAACTTCAACCAGTACAGAATTCCAACAAGAAGAAGAGCATATGCTGTTAATGGCTATCAGAAGGATTTAGATATGAACGATAGTGTGATTATCTATAACAACTATCTAAGAACCAACAGTTGGCTCGATGTGCAGATGTTCGCGAAAAGACTGTATAATCTTGACCGCGCTATCGACGTTAATGCCAATGCGCAGAAAACCCCTATCCTGCTACTTTGTGACGAGAACCAGAGGTTGACCGTTGAGAACGTGTACATGCAGTATGACGGTAATATGCCGGTGATTTTTGGTGATCGTGGCCTTAATACTGGCATGGAAATGAAAACCTTGAATACTCAAGCACCGTTTGTGTGTGATAAGCTGTATGAACTTAAAACGCAGTTGTGGAACGAAGCCCTGACGTATTTGGGAATTAGTTCTGTGAACAGTGTAAAGAAGGAAAGGCTTATCACCGACGAGGTTACACGGAACCTTGGCGCAACTGTTGCAAGTAGGTATAGCAGACTGCAAGCAAGGAAAGAAGCCTGTCAACAGATCAATAGAATGTTTGGTCTGAATCTCGACTGCGAGTATCGTAGTGATATCAGGTATATCGAGGACGAAGATCAAGCGCCTGCCAGCGATGAGGAGGTTGATACTAATGAGTAATTACACAACTGAATTGCGCTGGTGGTGCGAACAGGTGACTGAAATGGCCGGGGAATCGCCCAGTAAAGTCATTCCAAAAGCCGCACCGATGCTGTTTGATTTTAGTTACCCATTTTGGTCAAACAATCTCAACGACAAAACAGCATTTCAAATTAAGATTGTTCGACATTTCTACACCAGAGAAATAGGGGCTGAAACAATGGGGCTTTTTAGGCTTAGGCTTGAAGATAAAATGAATGAAATCATGCCCTATTTTAATAAGCTATATAGCGCCGCCTACAAGGAGTTCAATTTCCTTAACACAGACGAGGCAAACGAGAAAGAAAATTCAAGTGCAAACAACAAGAATAGCTATACTAGCACAAGCGCACAAACAGGAAAGAGCATCGACAAATTCTCCGACACTCCGCAGGGCGCTATCACTGATTTGGAAAGCGGGGCATATTTGACCAATGCGACAATCTCAGAGAATGAATCAAATGGAAGTAATAACGGCGGGAACACCGGAGAAGCAACGAGCGAAACAACAAGAACATATACAGGAAGAAAAGGGGCTTCTGGTGGGCGGCTTTTAAGCGACTACTACGAAGCACAGAAAAACATAGACAGAATGCTGTTTGATGAACTGAACGTGCTGTTTATGAATATTTGGTAAGGAGGTTCATATGGCAGATAACCTTGAAAAATTCAACTGGCCTTTTCGCTGCTACCCCGTCCTGCCCCTTGTGTATGACGAGAGTTTATCGTATTATGAGTGCATTGGAAAAATGCGCGAAAAGGTCAATGAGCTGGTAGCCTATGTCCAGAATCTTGAGGGCATTTCAAATGCCTACACAGACCAGCAAATTGGTGCTTTGCGTGATTATCTGGAGACTGAGCTTAGCACAGCCATTGCGGAAGTTAGCGCTGATTTGTCAGGTCTTGAAGCGAAGATGAACGCAGAAGATAATCGCCTGCAAGAAGAAATCAACAATTTGGCGGCTGAAATTAATGCCGTTATTGCCAGCCTTGACGCCAGCATTGAAGTTAAACTTCGCGAGTACGATAACTACATCAAAGACTACATCGCCAGTCAGCTTATTGATGTGAAGGTTATCAATTACTTCACTGGTGAAGCTGTTACGATTCAGGCGATGTTCGATTATCTGGCGGCTCTTCACATTGACAATGGCCTTACTTATGACGAAATTGCCGCGCGTGGTTACAACTACAACCAGCTCGCTCAGCTTGCCACAAGCAATGGCGGCACATATCAGGCTCTTAACAGAAACGCGGCTACAATCTGGCCTGCACAGTAAAAGGAGGAATAAATTATGCCCGGTGCAACTAATCACTTTAAACTTCCCATCGCTCTCGGTTCTGACCTCTACAACCATCTTACAATCGACAATGCGGCATATGAGAAGATCGACGATCAGATGTTCAAAAATCAGAACGCGGCTTTCTCTACAGCTACGCACACTAAGAGTGGCAATACTCACGTCATTGTGAGAAACATTCCTACTTGCGCTGTTTTCTGGTTCACGGCCACCGACGATTATCGTACTGGTGAACCGATCACGGTGAACGGCAACAGCGTAAGTGCGCGTCTCCCGACTGGTGCTGGTCTGCCCGACTATTGTTGGAGAATCAACAGCAAGGTAATTTGCATTGTTGAGGGTAGCGCCATGACGGTGTTCAGCACTGTCTCTTCTTCTGACGCGGCGGCAAGCGCATACCCCGTGGGTAGTGTTTTTATCAGCACTGTTGCAACTTCGCCTGCTACGCTTCTTGGGTTCGGCACATGGGAGCGCATTCAGGGGCGTTTCCTGTTCGCGTCTGACAGTACACATGCGGCTGGCACAACTGGTGGCGAAGAGAAGCACACTCTTACGGTGGCTGAGCTTCCTGCGCATAACCATCAGAGTGGTAGTCAGGGTGGCTACTACCTGTATGGCGGGGATGGAACGTCTGATGGCCCCGCCGCTGGTCAGGGCTACCGCACCGCGATTACGAGTCAGAGAACCGGTAATACTGGTTCAGATACTGCGCATAACAATATGCCGCCTTATCTGAGTGTGTATATGTGGAAGAGAACAGCATAAATTTGGTGTGGCTGGCGTGTGCCTTGCGGTGCGCGCCAGCCGTCTTTTTGCGCTTCAACTGGAGTACCGAAAAAATGCATACGGATACC